TGGCACAATCGGCACTGGTTTAACTGCGGCGTCCATAACGCCAGCCGGCAACGGATGGTATCGCTGCACGATCACCGGCACGACCCTCGCCGCAACGTCTAATCTTGGTATCTACATAGTGACCAGCGCGACTGCGGCAAGCGCCGAAGTCAACACGCTGACCACGTCGGTTTTCCTCTACGGCGCGCAACTCGACGCCGGCTCCGTCGCCACCAGCTACATTCCCACCGTGGCCTCCACGGTCACACGCGCGGCTGACGTGGCGGTGATGACCGGCACGAACTTCTCGTCGTGGTACAACCAGAGCGAGGGGACGATGGTCGCGTTTTATAATACGACTACCGCCGTGACTTCTGTATCGCTGGGGGCGTTTGCTGTATCAGATGGGACTTCAAACGAACGGATGCAAATTAGGCGCAACACAACGAACGCCAACACATTATTTTTTGTGGGTGATGGTGGGGCCGCGCAATATAACCAACAAGTTACCGCCGCGTCTGGGCCGTATCGTAGTGCGTTGGCTTACTCAAGTAGTGGTTTTATAGGCGCAAATAACGGAACTCTTGCTACTGCCGGCACCGGGACGCTCCCCACCGTAACGCAAGCCGAGATAGGGTTTGGGCAACTTATAACCCGCCTCAATGGCCATGTTAGCTCCATCACCTACTACTCGCAGCGTCTGTCAGACGCCCAGTTGCAGGCACTCACGTCATGATCGATCTGTACCTCATGGCCGCCACCGAAGCTGAGATGCACGCCGCGCTGACCGCTGCCGGCGTCACCAACGACGAGGGCATCCCGGTGGCCGGCGTCAGCCTCGACCACATTGGGCCATTCAGCCGCGTCACAGGCTACGACAAGGCTGACGAGCCTATCGTTAAGGACTACCCCGGCTGGCACACCAACCTGCGCGGCGACTTCACCGACGAGCAACTGGCTACCTTGGAGCCGTTGAGCGTTCAACCAGCAGTCCCGCATCGCGTGTGGGCGTAAAGGGGCCGATTATGCGACCGAGCCGGGGTATGGGAGCCGTGAAGGCATCCAAGATGCCAAAGGCGAAGACCATTCGCCGGAAGGATAACCCCGGCGAGGTCACCATGTACGCCAAGGGCGGCAAGGTTAAGGCGAAACGCATGGCTGAAGGCGGTAGCGCCAAGGATGCGTGCTACTCCAAGGTCAAGGCGCGGTACAAAGTCTTCCCTTCCGCCTACGCCTCCGGTGCTATCTCCAAGTGCCGCAAGGTCGGTGCCAAGAACTGGGGTAACAAAAGTGGCGGTTCGTAAAACCGAGAAAGGCGCTTCGCTCAAGCGCTGGTTCCAAGAGGACTGGAAGGACGTCCGTACGGGTAAAGCCTGCGGGCGTCAGCCGGGTGAGAAGCGCGGCACACCTTACTGTAGACCCAGCAAGCGTATTTCTGATAAGACTCCCAAGACGTCGTCGGAGATGACACCCACGGAGAAGAAGACGCGTATTGCTCAGAAGAAGCGGTTGGGGCAACCTCCGGGTGCGCCTAAGCGCGTACAGGCAGCGCGGAGACAGAAATGACCACCAGTGGCACCGCTACGTTCGACCTCAACCTGAACGAGCTGTTCGAAGAAGCCTTCGAGCGGTGCGGTGCCGAGCTGCGCACGGGTTATGAGTTCCGCACGGCGCGGCGCAGCCTGAACCTGCTGACCATCGAGTGGGCCAACCGGGGGATAAACCTGTGGACTATTGAGCAGGGGTCGATCCCCATGGTGCAGGGACAGATCACCTACGACCTGCCTGTGGATACGATTGATCTTCTGGAGCAAGTTATCCGCACCAACGCGGGTTCGGGTCCGAACCAGACCGACATCAACATCACTCGCATCAGCGCCGATACCTACATCACGATCCCGAACAAGAACGCGCAGGGGCGTCCTATTCAGGTGTGGATCAACCGCCGGTCAGGTGCGACTACGCCAACAGGCGTACAGAACCCGCAGATCAACGTGTGGCCCGCCCCGGACCAGAATAACTATTACACCTTCTTCTACTACCGCTTGCGGCGTATTCAGGACGCGGGCACCAGTGGCCTTGTCACACAGGATATCCCCTTCCGCTTCTTGCCCTGCCTCGTGGCGGGTTTGGCGTATTACCTCTCGTTGAAAATCCCCGGCGCGATGGAGCGGACTGTCGGGCTCAAAGCCATGTACGACGAAGCTTGGCAGCAGGCTGCTGACGAAGATCGTGAGAAAGCCCCATTGCGCATCGCCCCGCGCCAGTATTTCCGGTGACCTATGCCTAATCGCTTTGCCTCCGGCAAAAAAGCTATCGCGGAGTGCGACCGCTGCGGCCAACGCTACAAGCTCAAAGAGCTCAAGCAGCTCGTCATCAAGACGAAGAACGTCAACATCCTTGTCTGCTATACGTGCTGGGAGCCCGACCAGCCTCAGTTGCAACTGGGTATGTACCCTGTGGACGACCCACAGGCCCTGCGTAACCCCCGCCCAGACGTCAGCTACTTGCAGAGCGGCCTGAATGACAACGGTTTTCCAAGCGAAGGTAGCCGCGTGATCCAGTGGGGCTGGAATCCTGTGGGGCTGAACGATCCACTGGGTTTATCTGGGCTTCCAAATACGCTATTAGCAGAAGGTCAGATAGGCACTGTGACGGTAACGACGGAGAACTGAGATGGCCAAGGGCGGTAAGACGAACGCGCAGATGCTGGCGATGGGACGTAACCTCGCCAAGATCGCCAACCAGAAGAGCGGCAAGAAGCCGGTCAAGAACATGGGCGAGGTGAACAAAAATGGCTAAGTTCAGCATGAAGATGGGCGGCAAGGAAGTTGGCCCCGCCAGCGTCTACGCCCCGCCCCACACCATGACCGGTAGCACGGATATCAACCTCGGCAATAATGGCTATCCGAACAACATCGCCAACACCCAGACCCAGAAGACGCGCGGCACTGGCGCAGCGACCAAGGGCACTGGGCACAGCACAAAGATGGGCTGATGAACTACGCTACTCTGTTCGAGACCATCAAGGGGTATGTCGAAAACGACTTCCCCGATACCTCGTGGACGGATTCTGCCGGCACGGGGACAGTGACGCTGACGTCTACCGAACAGATTAACACGTTCATTCAGCAGGCCGAGCTGCGCATCAACAACACGGTGCAGCTGCTGGTCCAACGCAAAAACGCTACCATTAGCTGCATAACAGGTAATCCATACGTAGCTGCACCCGCTGACTGGCTTGCCAACTTCTCTCTGGCGGTAATCACCCCCAGTGGAAACTACGAGTTTTTGCTGAACAAGGACGTGAGTTATATCCGCTCGTCGTTCCCAAACCCCGCTACGCTGGGTACACCCACACACTACGCGGACTTTGACGACAACACGTTCTTGATGGGGCCTACCCCAGACAGCAATTACTCAGTGGATATCAACTACTTCTACTACCCACCGTCCATCGTTACGGCGGGTACCTCGTGGCTTGGTGATAATTTCGACGCTGCGCTGCTCTATGGCGCGCTGCTGGAGGCTTATACCTTCATGAAGGGTGAAGCGGATGTCATCGCTGGGTACCAGAAGCGTTATGACGATAGCATCGTGCTGCTGAAGGAACTGGGTGAAGGCAAGAACCGGCAGGATATGTATCGTGATCCTCAAGCCCGCTACCCGGTGAGGTAACCTCATGGCTATCGCCCAAACCCTCTGCTCGTCTTTCAAAGCCGAAGTACTTCTGGGCGTCCATGATTTCCGGGCAACGAGCGGTGATACCTTCAAGATCGCGCTGTATACCTCTGCGGCTGACCTTGGCGCAAACACGACGCAGTATACCACGGCGGAAGAAATCACGGGCACTGGGTACACTGCGGGGGGCCAGATACTGACCAACCTTGGCGTGTCGGTGTCTAACGGTGTTGGGTTTACCACTTTCGCCAACGCCGTATTCACCAGCTCTAGCTTTACGGCTAGAGGGGCGCTCATCTACAACACGACGCCTTCGGCTAACTCGAACGCCAACACTACCTTGACCAACGCTGCGGTTTGCGTTCTGGACTTCGGTGCGGATTGTACCTCGAACAATAGCAGCTTCACGGTTGTGTTCCCGGCAGCGGGTAGCAATACCGCTATTATACGGATTGCCTGATGATTGAAGAGCTTATCAGCCGGGTCTTTTACGCCCGCAACGTAGCTCATTTTGAGCACTGGACCGCCAATGGCGTCGGTGCTTTCGCGCGCCACCAAGCGTTGGGTAGCTTCTACGAGGAGGTCATCGAGGCTCTGGATAGCTTGGTAGAGGCGTATCAGGGTGCGTTCGAACTGATTGGCCCGGTGCGCGCCCCGAAGACCAAGGCGACGGATATCCTCCTTATCCTCGTTGAGGACGCAGAGTGGATCGAGAAGAACCACGAGAAAATCTGCAAGGGCAACCGCGCAGTGGCCAACCTCATTGACGGCGTGACTGAGGTCTACCTCACCACGACCTACAAGCTGCGGAACTTGATGTAATGGCGTTCAAGCTCAGCAAGCGGTCCATGGACCGGCTGACGGGTGTCCATCCGGACCTCGTGGCTGTGGTGCATCGCGCTATCTCTCGCTCTGAGATCGACTTCGTCGTCATTGAAGGTGTCCGCACGGCGGAGCGCCAGCGCCAGTTGGTCAAGGCCGGTGCGTCTAAAACCATGGACTCCCGCCACCTCACTGGTCACGCTGTTGACCTTGCCGCTTGGGTTGGGGGCACTGTGCGTTGGGACTGGCCGCTATACTTGAAGATTGCCGAGGCGATGCGCGCTGCTGCTATTGAACTGGGTACACCCATCCGTTGGGGTGGTACGTGGGGTCTGTTGAGTGTAATTGATGGCCCCATCACAACGGAAGTCTTACACAAGAAGTTCCCAGACGGCCCCCACTTTGAAATTAACCCGAAACGGTTTCCTTAAGGAGAAAAGACATGCTTGCTGGTTACAAGACCTACATCACTGCTGGTGTGGCTATCGTCGTAGCGGTTGCTGAATATCTGGTCGGTGACGCTTCGCTGGTCGATACCTCGCAGTTGGTGTTCACCGCCCTTCTGGCTGCTTTCGTCCGCAACGGCGTGAAGTAAGCAGCCATCCATATGGGGGTGCTATAAACGACGGGAACACCGTGGTATGGGTAGAGATACCAACGTAAGGGACGGACATGCCAAGCACGTATAGCAACCTCAAAATCCAGCTGATGGCCACGGGTGAGAACAGCACTACGTGGGGCAACGTCACCAACATCAACCTTGGTACGGCCATCGAAGAGGCTATTGTGGGCTCGGTGGATGTCGCGTTTTCAAGCGCCGACGTCACACTTACTCTTACGGATACCAACGCCGCGCAGTCGGCGCGTAACCTACGCCTCAACCTGACGGGCGCTGCTGCTGCGGGGTATAACCTCGTCGTCCCGGCCATCGAGAAGCCGTACATCATCAACAATGGCACCACTGGCACCGTCACCGTCAAGAACGCTACGGGTACGGGTATCGCGGTTCCGACTGGCAAAACCATGTGGGTCTACAACAACGGCACGAACGTAGTCGACGTTGCTACCCATCTGACGTCGCTGACGCTTGGAAGTGCGCTTCCGATCCTCTCAGGTGGCACTGGTTCTAACACCGCTGCGGGTGCCCGCACGAGTCTTGGTTCTACGACCGTAGGCGATAGCTTCTTCACCCTCACAAACCCAAGCGCCATTACTTTCCCTCGCATCAACGCGAACAACACGGTTAGCACGCTCGACGCAGCAACTTTCCGGACGGCTATCGGTGCGGGTACTGTCACCTCGGTTAATGCTACAGGCGGTACGACCGGTCTAACGTTGAGCGGCGGCCCAGTCACTGGCACCGGGACATTGACCCTCGCCGGTACGCTCGCTGTTACGAATGGCGGCACGGGCGCAACGACGACGAGCGCGGCGCGGACGGGTCTAGGTGCTACGACCGTA